AATATGGAAACATATAAGTATATTATCGGACAAATAAACGCCCTAGAGGCAACTAAACAGGAAATCTCTAACCTGCTAGATAATAAGGAGCAAAATGAAAATACAGGGACAGTCATCAACATCAACGGCAGCAAGCCCAAAAATCCTAACACCTAAAAAAGAATTAGTTGGTTTAAAACCATCGCCAAAAAAAGAAGTTACCAAAGAAAAAGATAAACTTCCACAACCCACAGGTTGGAGAATGTTAGTTCTTCCATTTAGAATGAATGAAAAATCTAAAGGTGGAGTTTTATTTGCAAATGAAACAGTAGACAAACAACAAGTTGCATCACAATGCGGAAACGTATTAGCAATGGGACCAGAATGTTATAGTGATAAGACACGTTATCCTAATGGCCCGTGGTGCAAGGTTGGCGATTGGGTGGTCTTTGCACGTTATGCAGGATCACGAATACAAATTGAGGGTGGAGAAGTAAGGTTGTTAAATGAAGATGAAGTTTTAGCAACCGTCAAGAATCCAGAGGATATCTTGCATCAATTTTAACATAGGGAGGAAACTATGCCAGAAGAAAAGAAAACAGTAGATATAGATACTTCAGGACCTGAAGTAGATGTAACTATTGAAGAAACAAAAGAGGAAGCCGTTGTTCAAACGGATTCCCCTAAAGAGGAAATAACGACACAAGAAACAGAAAAAGAAGAAACAGTAAAAGAAATAAAAAAAGAACAAAAAGCGGAAGACTCTAAATTAGAAGATTATAGTAAAGGTGTACAATCTCGTATTGCTAAACTTACTCGTAAGATGAGAGAAGCAGAACGAAGAGAAGCTGCAGCTGTAGAATATGCTTCTTCTTTAGAAAAACAACGTAAAGCTGATCAGGATAGATTTACTAAAATTGATTCTGATTATAGTAAGAAAGTTGAAGAGCATGTAAAATCTGGAATGGAATCTGCGCAAAAAAGTTTAGCGCAAGCCATTGAAGCAGGTGATGCCGCTGCTCAAGTCGAAGCAAATAAACGTATTGCCGAACTAGCATTCGAAAATGCGAAAATACAACAAAGACAAGTTGTACAGGAAGAGAAACCTGCACAGCTATCTGACGGTGGAAAACTACCAGAAAGAACCCCACAATCATTACCTGAAGCTGATCCTATGGCTGAAGATTGGGCTGCTAAAAATAAATGGTTCGGAACTAACCGAGCTATGACGTTTACAGCGTTCGAGATTCACAAAGATTTAGTGGAAAAAGAAGGTTATGATCCAAAAACAAATGAATACTATGAGGAAATAGACAAACGTATAAGAGTTGACTTTCCAAATAAATTTGATAATAGTGGAGATATACAAACGACTAGACCCGTTCAGTCGGTGGCTTCTGCGCAAAGAAGCGTAAAACCTGGTCGCAAACAAATGAGACTCACTTCCTCACAGGTAGCAATAGCTAAAAAATTAGGTGTGCCACTCGAAGAGTATGCAAAACAATTAAAACTCACGAAGGAAGGAGCATAACATGGAAAAAGATAAAAAAACTTCTCGTGCGGCTGTTACACGGTCAAAAACTGAAAGACCAAAAGTGTACAAGCCACCATCCTCTCTGGATGCACCCAAAGCGCCTGATGGCTTTAGGCACAGATGGATAAGAGCTGAATCTGTAGGATTCCAAGATAGTAAAAATATTTATGGAAGACTTAGAGAAGGATATGAATTAGTGAGAGCTGATGAATATTCTGATGCTGATTATCCTGTAGTTGCTGAAGGCAAATACGCTGGGGTGATTGGAGTAGGAGGCCTATTGTTGGCTAGGATACCCGAAGAACTCGCGAAGGCTCGTGTTGAATATCAGAAAAAACTTTCTGACGCACAAGACGAATCAGTTGAAACCGACTTGCTTAGGGAACAACATAAGAGTATGCCGATCGATGTCGATCGACAGTCTCGTGTAACCTTCGGTGGTACAAAGAAAAGTTAATTTTTTAACTATTCTCGGGATAACAACCAATTCCCTATCATCGATTTAAACTAACCCGTCTATAGTGATATAGACAAAAGGAGTAATACAATGGCAAATAACAACACAGCGGGATTTGGCTTGATTTCTGCGGGTACAGTTGGTTCAACACCATCTACTCAAGGACAAGGCAAATACTATATAGATGCCGCGTATGACCAAGACTTATTCCAAGGTGCTTCTGTTCGAATGAAGAACGGATACATCGTGGAAGCTTCTAGTACGCGTACATTCTTAACAATAGGTGTGTTTAACGGTATCTTCTACAATGCGGCTACAACTTTGAAGCCGACGTGGGCGAACTGGTACAACCAACCTATTACTCCAGCTAACAGTGAAGATGTTACATGTTTTGTAATAGACAATCCATTTCAACTTTTCGTTGGATCTACATCTGCAGCAGTGACTCAGGCAAACGTCGGAAGAACTGTATCTTTTGCAGCTGCGGTACCAACAGGAAGTGAAATTTCTGGACAGTGTACAAATACAATGGACATCGGAAACATTCATGATACCAACAATCAGTGGAGAATCATAAGAAACGCTGAGGATCCTGAAAACAATGACCAAACGGCAGCTTACTGCTCAATGGTTTTTGCTCAGAACCTTGGACAATACTTATGTAACTCAGCTACTGCTGGTAATGACTGGACAATCTAATAGGAGCATAGACAATGGCAATATCAAGAGCACAACTAGTTAAAGAACTAGAACCAGGTCTGAATGCACTATTCGGGCTGGAGTACAAACGGTATGACAATGAGTCATCCGAAATATACGTTACTGAATCAAGTGACAGGGCTTTCGAAGAGGAAGTTATGTTATCAGGATTCGCTAACGCTGATGTAAAAGCAGAAGGTCAAGGCGTATCATACGATGAAGCGCAAGAGACTTACACTGCTCGTTACACTATGGAAACGATCGCGCTAGCTTTCGCAATCACAGAAGAAGCTATCGAAGATAACCTCTACGATAGATTAGCTTCTAGATACACAAAAGCACTAGCAAGATCTATGTCTAACGCTAAACAAGTTAAAGCTGCGGTACCTTTAAACAATGGTCTACCTTCGGTAGCTACGTTTAAAACTGGTGACGCAAAAGCTTTGTTTACAACTGACCACCCAGTAGTTTCTGGACCAGTTGTAGCAAACACTTTATCTACGCAAGCTGACTTAAACGAAACTTCATTAGAACAATCGCTAATCGATATCGCTGCGATGACTGATGAAAGAGGTTTAAAAGTTGCTGCTAAAGGCGTTAAGATGATCGTTCCACCTGCTAATCAGTTCAACGCTGAGAGATTGATGAAATCTCAAGGTAGAACTCAGACAGCAGATAATGATATAAATGCAATCAATTCTATGGGAATGATTCCTCAAGGATACAGAGTGAACCATTTCTTAAATGATTCTGATTCGTTTTACATTATAACGGACGTTCCAAACGGTATGAAACACTTTGAAAGAACTCCATTGACAACGTCAATGGAAGGTGATTTCGATACTGGTAACGTAAGATACAAAGCTAGAGAAAGATACGTCTTCGGATGTTCTGACTTTAGAGGTATCTTCGGCGTTGAAGGTGCGTAATCTAAACTAATTATGTGGCGGAACACAGTTCCGCCACATTTTCAACATAAGGTGAGAAAATGAAAAAATTCATAGTACAAATTTCTGCTTACGGATATCACGCTAAATTTGAAGTTTTAGCGGAAGATAGCGTTGAATCTATTGAAAATGCAATAGTTGACAAATTGGGAGAAAAGAGTATAAAATGGGAATATCTTGGAGAAATGATGGATCCAAGAACTAGAAGAATAACCTATGAGGAGGTTATAGATGGTACAAGACCTGTACAAACAAAAGAGGTCCTTGGAGTTGAGGTGGCATCTAGAGTATGAGCAGTTTGGTAAATATACTCTTAATATGGTCGAAATTGATAAGAAGATTAAAGAAGTTATCACTGAGATCAAACTCGAGGAATCTAGAATTGCAGATAGAGAAAATGCAATCGTTAATGCCGCCCCACAAGTTTCAGTGGCTACTTAAATAAACGCCACATCGCTGAAATCGTATATTTCTTACACACCCTCTTGCGCTCTATTAAAATCTAATATATAAAATAAGCACTATACAATTAATAACAATTATTAAATGTAGACGCGTATAGTCGACTTCCCTAGGGACTACATTTAAGATATTCTAGGAGGAATATTATGGCAAACACATCGTTTAACGGTCCAGTTAGATCCGAAAAAGGATTTCAACAGATCAATAAAGCTGCTAGCACAGGAGTTATAACATCTAGGTTTTTAGGAATGAAACCAGATCTAACTAGCTTAACTGCAACAGTAGTAGCAACTGCGGCAACATTAACTTACACAGCTAATGTTATCACGGTTAACAACTACACAGGCGGTGCTGCACAAGCGGTAACATTACCGGCAGCAACAGTTGGAACTGTAGTAGTTCATTATCAATCAGATGAAACAGCAGGCGGAGTGGCAGCACTTTCGTTTGCATGCGCTGGTAGTGATGTTTTTAGAACAGGCTCAAAAGTAGAGAGTAGAACTGCTGGTTCTGCTTCAACTATAGATACATCTGTAGCGAATGAGACTACTTTAACTTACACACCTGCTAATGCAGCTACAAATAGTTTAACTCATGGTTGTTATTTGTATTTTACTTGCTTTGAAAAAGGCATTTGGAACTTTGCTCATGATTTAGCAACAGGACCTACGTTTGACACAGGCGCAGCTGCTTGGAGTTAATAGGTAAATAAAATAATGTGAGCTCCTTCGGGAGCTCACTATTAAGGAGAAAAATATGGCATCAACTTATGTTAAAGTAAAAACAATAATGGATGAAACAGCGTCAAGTGCTACATACTTTGCAGCTGCTCAACAACCAAACACTTCTTTCACGATGGCGAACACTGCTTTTGCTTCTACTCATAATGGTGGAGGAGCAGTTATAACTGCAACTACAGCAGGTGGTTCTGATGGTGCAAAAACTGTAACTTTAACAGGTACAGATTTAAATGGTAATTCTCAAACTGAAGTAATTACATTACCAGCTTCAGCTACTGAGACAGCAGGAACTAAATATTTCTTAACTGTTACTGGAGCTGAAATGAGTGCACAACCAGCAGGAAATGTTTCTTTAGGATTTAATGGTTCTAGAGGAATGGGAATGTTTGGGGGAAGAACTGCACTTAAAGGATTTACTTGTTGCAGCGGTGGAACAGCAGGAGATGTAAAATTCCATGATGTTTCAAGTGGCTTAACTTCAAGTTCTACTCCATTCATGCAATATAGAACAAATGGGACAGCAGACAACGAAACTCATTTTAATATACCTGCACCAGGAGTATTATGTACTAGTGGTTTACAAGTGACTTATACTTTGGATAATATAGATCAGATGAACGTCCTGTATAATGGATAGGAGTTTAGATGGGAAATACAACTTCTGGCTCTTATACATTTGAAAAGCATTTTGCAATTGATGATATCATTGCAGAAGCATACGAAAGAATTGGCTTAGTCGGTTCGGCTGGTCATCAAATACATAGTGCTAGAAGATCATTAAATATTCTTTTTCAAGAATGGGGAAATAGAGGAATTCATTTTTGGGAAATAGGTGATACTAATATTGATTTAATTGAAGGTCAGGCAGAATATACTTTTTATAGATCATCAGGTGATGGTACATCTTCTGTTACAGTAGGTGGAACTTCTGGTGCTTCTACTTACGGATTATCAGATATTTTATCTGCTCAATACAGAACAGATAGAACTTCTACAGATCAAACAGATTTACCAATGACAAAAGTTGCAAGATCAACTTATGCAGCTTTCTCTAATAAACTAACTAAAGGAACTCCAAGTCAATTCTGGGTTCAAAGATTCGTGGACAAAGTTACGGTAACCATTTACCCAACACCTAATGCTACAGCTGCATCAAAAGATATGCACATTTATTTTGTTAAAAGAATTCAAGACGTAGGAGCTTATACAAATGCAACAGATTTACCTTTTAGATTTGTACCATGCATGGTTTCAGGATTAGCGTATTATTTATCTATGAAATATAA